CTTTGCGTTTACAATCGCGAACGCATATTTCCTTTGGCTCCCACAAACAGCACCCGCAGTAATGTTGGTGTTGGTAGCAGCATTTTATTCTGTTATGGAGAAAAACCATGGCGACAAGACGTAATTTCTTCAAGTACCTCGGTCTTGCTGGCGGTGTTGCGAGTGGTGGCATTGTTGCCGCCGCAGCCGTTTTGCCAGACAACAGCAAGAAAGAGTGCATCGAGCAAATTGAGAAAAATATCAAAAACAGTGGATACAGTATTCAATTTACTGATACCTATGGCGAAGAAAAGAAAGAAAGAATGCGCATTTCTTCAGATGGAAATTGGGGAATACCAGCATTTCATAACCCGCAGTACGTTCCTGGAACTGAAAACCATGTTGTTGTTGGAATGAAGGCAGGTCCAGATGGTGAATTGTACTTGAAAGTAAATGGGAAATGGCGTAGAATAGTGACTGAATAAGACAAGGAGTTATATTATGAATGAAGTGCTCTGGGTCGAAAAATATCGACCGCATACTATTGCCGACTGCATCCTTCCTGAAGAATACAAGACCACATTCCAGTCATACGTGGATCGCAAGGAGATTCCTCATCTCCTTCTCTGCGGTGGTCCAGGAACAGGCAAAACCACAGTCGCTCGTGCGCTGTGTGATGAGATCGGCTGTGACTATTTGATGATCAACGGTTCGGATGAATCGGGTATTGATACATTCCGCGTCAAGATCAAGAACTATGCAAGCGCAATGTCTCTTGGTGGTGGTAAGAAAGTTATTATTATTGATGAGGCTGACTATCTAAATCCAAATAGTACGCAGCCAGCAATGCGTGCAGCGATGGAAGAGTTTGCGCATAACTGTACTTTCATCATGACTTGTAATTATAAGAATCGCATCATTGAGCCGTTGCATTCACGATGCGCTGTGATTGAATTCAAACTTCGCAAAGAAGATCGTCCGAAGATGGCGATGGCTTTTATGAAGCGTGCGGCTGAGATTCTTGCAACTGAAAAAGTTCCGTATGACAAAGCCGTTCTTGCTGAAGTTGTCAAGAAGCACTTTCCTGACTATCGCCGAGTATTGAATGAACTGCAGCGTTATTCGGTCAGCGGTAAGATTGATGCTGGTATTCTTACAACCATTGCGGATGTTTCACTCAATGATCTAGTGACTTCACTCAAGGATCAAAACTTCAGTGCGATGCGCAAGTGGGTTGCAGACTTTGGTGGTGATGATCCTGCAAAGATCTATCGTAAGATCTATGATAGTCTGTATGATATCATGGATAAGTCTACGATTCCAAACGCAGTTGTTATTCTAGCAAAGTATCAATACCAGGCTGCATTTGTTGCCGATCAGGAACTGAATCTCACCGCATGTTTGACAGAAATGATGGTGGAGTGCAAATTTGTATGAATATCACGCTTCGTAAGAATACAATACCAAGAGTAAGCAGAAAAACAGCAAAAAATGTTGTAAAGACAATAAACACTTTGTTTGGTGAAGAAGTTGTTTATTTGATTAAACAATGTAAAAAATGCGATGAATCTTATTCGGTGCATAACTTTTATGTTAAAAAACATAAACAATCTAAAAAAGATGAAGATCTATCTGTAAATGATTTTAGAGATATTTGCATTCCATGTCACGATAAGGAATCACACTCCAATAGAAAATCTAACAGACAAGTTCGTAGAAAATTTTTGGATGCAATAATGAGCAGTCCAGATAAACATCTTATTCTGAAGGATAGTATGCGCAAGTTAGAACTGTATAAAGAGATTTATGAAGAAGTTAATCCACCGAGCCAGGAAAAAGACACTATATTATTTCTTTTTTTAGATGAGAACAAAGATGGCTGACCTATTCAAAGAGATAATTCCGTCTATCCTGCAGACGAAAGAATATGCCCTCCTGACCGAACAGGACGAGAAGTCATATTCAGCGTTTATGGTCAATCGTGCATTATCGTATCACCGCGATACGGTCCTTTTGGCTAATGAAATGAACCGATACTCGACCCTTGACAATAAACTCAAGTATGACTTTCTTATAAATATTGTAAGAGCCTCTAAGCGTCCATACAGTAAATGGCACAAAAAGGCTTCTAGCAGTGATTTGATTGCTGTCAAGGAATATTATGGCTACTCCGACGCGAAAGCCGAGGAAGCATTAAAAATTCTATCTGATGCTCAAATCACCGATATAAAAAAACAATTATACAAGGGTGATTGAGATGATTGATAAATTAGTAGAAGTTACATTATCCAAGCAGGATGACTTTCTAAAAGTCCGCGAAACGCTCACTCGTATCGGCGTCGCAGCCAAGAACGAAAATGTTCTTTACCAGTCTTGCCATATCCTCCATAAGCAAGGAAAGTATTATATCGTCCACTTCAAAGAACTTTTTGAATTGGATGGTAAGCCAAGCAATATGTCAGACAATGACATTCAACGCCGAAATACCATCGCCAATCTAATGGCTGAGTGGGGCTTGGTAACATTGGTTGATCCTGCAAAGTCCAAAGACAACGTTGCGCCATTGAGCCAGATCAAGATCCTTCCGTTCAAGGAAAAGGCTGATTGGCAGTTGGTGTCCAAGTATACAATCGGGAAGAAAAAGAAAGAGGCATAATTTATGATTCAATTGGGTATGTACCGAATGAGTGATGATGTGATTGTTCCGAGTTATGGAACTTCAATGTCAACTTGTTTTGATTTGAGTTTTTTCCCACTAGATGCAACGGTCAAGGGCTACGATCAACATAATAATCCGATTTCACAATACGTCAATGGTCATGGCGAGATTTCCATTTATCCTGGTGATCGCCTTTTGATCCCAACTGGAATTATTCTCAAGGTTCTACGAAACATGACCATTGAGACGTATTCTGATATTGCCAAAGACCAACTGCCTTTGAAGCACTATAGCATTCGCTTGCATGCGCGTTCTGGGCTTGCTCTCAAGAAGGGATTGGTTCTAGCCAATTCTGAAGGCGTGGTTGACGTTGACTATCAAGAACAGATTTTTGTCATTCTCACAAACATTTCGTCCATGGGAACAGTGTTGAAAAAAGGCGATCGAATTGCTCAGGCTGAAGTGGTTTGCAATGAGCCATTTGAGTTTGTAGAGTTTGGAATTGCTCCAGAGAAATATTCCGAAAGAGAAGGTGGATTTGGTTCCACTGGTGTCTCTGTCTGATATAAATAGAAGTGGAATGCCCAATTGGGGTTCCATGACTATAACTTGCTTATTTAAGGAGTAAAAAAAATGACAACACTACCATCATTATCATCTGTAAATTATGAGCGTTATCTTCCATCCCTTCTCGGATTTGAAAGCGCATTCGCCGCACTCGATAACGCCTCTCATCTACTAACGTCTGGCGCTTCTGCTTTTCCACCTGTGAACGTCGTCAAGAAAGACGAATATAATTTTGTGGTTGAACTTGCAGTTGCTGGATACAAACTAGATGAAATTGACATTACTGCAGAAAAGAACTCACTCAAAGTGACTGGCAAGAAAACAGAGACTGATGATCGTCAATATCTTGTAAAGGGTATTGCTGGTCGTTCATTCTCACGCCAGTTTGTTCTTTCTGATACAGTAGTCGTTCGTGGTGCTGAACTTGCTGATGGCATTCTTTCTATTCAATTAGAGAACGTCATTCCTGAAGAACAGAAACCTCGTAAGATTTCAATTCAAAAGCCTGCGCTAATTACAGCAAAGGAATAACTGAGTAAACTATATTATGAATTATGATGAACTCTCGTGGGATGAATTGTTTATCTTACAGGCTGCTCTGATTTCTCAGAAAAGCAAGGATCCGTCGACAAAGGTGGGGTGTGTAATCGTCAATGATGATAACGTCATCTTGTCGACGGGTTTTAATGGCTTTCCTCGTGGCATCGAAGAAGATTGGAAAGATCGCTGGAAGCGCCCAGAAAAGTATCACTGGGTAGAGCACGCTGAACGTAACGCAATCTTCAATGCCGCTCGCGTTGGAGTTTCTCTCAACAACTCCCGCGCATATCTAAACTGGGAACCGAAACCCTGCGCTGATTGCACGCGCGCATTGATTCAGGCTGGCATCAAAGAAGTTATCGGACCAAACCGAAAGTTTACTGGGGCTGGTGCAGGTAAACATTACTCGATCGACCACGCCGAAACCATGCTCCGTGAGGCAGGAGTTAAGATACGTTATTATGATGTAAACATGCCGTTAGAACCATAGGTGATATATGAAAGGTGAATGGTGTTATTGGATGAACGCATTTTCTGTTGAACAATGCAATCAAATTATTCAAATGGCGAAAAAATTACCTGAGCAAAGTGCTACTATCGGTATCAATTCAATTCCAGCTGATGAATCATACAGAAGAAGTATCGTTAGATGGGTTGACCCTGCAGTCAATCCAGAATTTACTTGGGTCTATGATATGTTTTGGAGATGTTTATTAGAAGTGAATAGAGAGTGGTTCAAATTTAATGTTACTTCTTTGCCGCCAATGCAATTTACAGAATACGATGAAAGTTATAAAGGCGAGTATCAATCTCATCAAGATGTGTTTTGGATAACGAATACACCAAATCATCGTAAAGTTTCGCTGGTGTTGCAATTAACAGATCCTTTAATGTATGAGGGCGGTGTATTATCATTTCAACATATTAACACTCACCCAACTAAAGAAGATTATGACTGTATGAAAAAAGTTGGGACGATTATTGCATTTCCTTCATTTGTATATCATCGCCTAGAACCAGTCACTAAAGGCAAACGATATAGCCTAGTTGCTTGGTTCGAAGGACCGAAGTTTCAATAGCCCATTTGGAGCCATTTCAAGCCCAACCCATACCTATTCCCGCCTGTTTTAAGGACCGCTGCAATGGGTTTATAGGACGTTTTGGGAGGCGCTCGTAAGTTATTGATTCTATTAGGTTTTTTACTATTGCGTTTTTCATACATTTCAGGCATAATAGTCTTATGAAATACGAAAACAGTGTGAAAATTGGTGACGTGGTCAAGTCCCTCGACTTCGTTGGCGTCAATGACTGCTACTATGTCGGTCTCGTTGTGGGCGTCAGTAAGATGGATGGTACGTTCCGCGCCAAGACGCTCAAGCGTGTGTGGAAGGGCGAAAGCGTCGGGCTCTTCGATAACTTCTTCGTTGCTCCTCTCCCTGGCAATCATCTTCTGGATGATCTGGAAGAAAATATTCGCGATCCTCGCATTCAGGTGGTCGCGTAAGTCATTGATTCTATTAGGGTTTTTATCCTTTACTTTTTTCAGTAAAACAGGCATAATAGTCTTATGAAAATCGAAAACACCCCATACTACGAAATGTTCTCCGACGAAGGCAACGCTGTAGTCCATCGCGATATCGTGTTGTTCGCTCGCGAAGCCAAGTTGAATTGGATCAACGTTCAGGCTATGCTGAACGATCTCAGTCGGATTGAGAAATATAGCGAAGCGTCCGATACCGCAGTTCGCGAGGCAGTTTACTTTGCTCTTTTTGCGGAGGTTGCATAATGAATTACACCGTTCTGTATTCTACTTTTCGCCGTGGGTTCGCCGAGCAGTATATGTCCGAGCGCAACATTCCTAACAGTGTGTTGTGGTTGATGGGCAACGGCGAATGGCAAGTTCGTGTCTATTCGGAGTAACATAGATGCCCAAGAAGGTTGCAGTAAATCTAAACGAAATCGGCAATTCCTGCTACGCAGTATTGTGTCCGAGCGTTGGGTATCTTAAGATTGTGTGGGAGCAAGTTCAATTTGAAAAGAACATACCCAGAGCGAGCGGCATCTTCAATACCGAAGCGGAGGCGCAAGTTGCTTTGACAAATGCAATTGAAAACGCCGACAAAGAATATAAAAAAGAACTCGAGAACGAAGAGCGCGACAAGCGATTTGGTCGTTGGGTTCCTGGACTTTCTTTTGTAAAACGAAGCAAGGAAACACTCGATAATGCCAAGAGGGCGATAATCGTGAAGATTGTTGTAACCGCAGTTTCTTGATGAGGAATGGTAAAATGAAAAAGTCTAAATTGAATGTGAAGTCGTTTCAGCCTGTGTTCAATGTCAATGACGTTGTAACGTATGCTGATTTTGATGGTCGCTACAATACGCAAAACGTGGTTGGTCGCGTTGTGTATCTTGAGAGCGATCAACTTGTCATTCGCACGGAAAATGGTTTGCGAGTGATCGGCGGTTCTGAGTTGGACAATGTTAAGTTGCTGAGCATCTAATATGAAAAAGCATACTGAAACGATTCTTTCTGAAGCCATTGATCTTGTGAATGGAGTTGATCATGTTCTTGCGAACACGATGACGCAGCATGATCTGAGTTCCAAGAACTGCTATGATCTTGCTGAGCGTCTTGAACGTGCGTGTCACATGCTCTTGGTAGTTGGCGATCGCAAGTACCAGCAAGAAATCAACCAACTCGAAAAGGTGTCGTGATGGGATTCTATAAAAATTTAGAATTTGACGTCATTCAGATGTACAAGGAAGATGGTCTGCGCGAACATGAGATCGCAAAGGTCACTGGTCTTTCTTTGACGCAGATTCACGAGGTTCTCTCAGCGTATGAGCGCCGAGAGATGGATTATGATGAGTCCGATGAGATCGTCAGTTACGATGATCTCTCATTTGAACCCACGGAGCCTGAAGATGGCGAATTTACTGGAGCACACTACTAATGCGTGACGCATACGATGCTGTTGTTTGGTTCTCTGCAGGATTTGTTTTTGCTTCTGTGCTGTGGTTTGTTTTTATTGAATATGCAGTTTGAGGTATAATATATGGTCGATCCACTTATTGCTTTTGCTCTTGGTTTTCTCATGGGTCTTGTGTTCGGCGTTCTGATTACGATTCGCCTTCCGAGGGTCTAAAATGACAGTCACCTATCGCAGTTCAGTTCTTGCACCGAAGCCGCGAGTAACTTTCGATCCTAGCAATAACAAGCACATGCTTGACTTTGCTCGATTTGTCAAGTATAATAACTGGAAGAATGGTTGCGCGTATTATCTTGAAGATCCGTATGGTGATATTCCTTCGATGATCCGCGCAAAAATTGCTAACTACACTCTTTCTAAACTTGTAGAGAAGGTATAATGCTCATATACTGTGCCTCGCGCTTCAAGCCCAAGAAGAAGCGCAAGCCCAAGGGTGTGATTGCGCAGAAGTATCGCACTTCTAGCGCAATTCTTGGCGTTGAGAAACTGCCTTCGCTTTCCTATGGTCCTCGTGCTGGCGCTGATGCTGCTCGCACCATTTCATCTCTCAAGACCGAAGCATCGTATACTGAAAAACGCGAGAGCATGAAATACACTGGCACGTTGGTCAAGGGTATTGCTACGATGCATAAATCAAATGCTGTTCCTGTGATTGACGAAGAGCAGATGAAAGACATTTCACGAATGCGTCGAGGCTGATGCAATGACTATTAATACAATCAAACGTCTTGGTAACAAGCGAATTAATAATCTTGAGTTACGATGGACTAATTGTCCAGTCAGCGAAGGATACTATGAGATTGTTTGCTGGCAAGGTGAAGCAGATAAAGAGTATTGCTACAGTCTTGCCATGTGGTACAAAGACAGCGAAGGCTGGAATCTCAGATTTGTTGGCAATCGTCCGTTTGACTCGTGGAAAGTCGATCGTCATTTGTTCTGGCAACTTGCGAAATATGGCGACACCGTTGCCAATGCTGAGTTTGCATTAGAACAAAAAATGGATGATTACAAGAATCACATTTACTCTTGACGATTGCTATAGTATAATAACTGTATGAATATGTTTATCAAAACTCCTGAAGATGGTTTTCATTTTAGCAGTGATGGAATTGCTATTATTGAAAAACAATATGGCGCCAAGTACATGGGCTATTGGACAATCCTACGGAAGTCTGGTTGGTCAGACACACCTGTTGATGTTTTCTATCAACCGAATCCTGATGTAAGCAAAGGTCATTCACAATACTTTGGAATGTTTCGTCCCTACAAAGGGCAAGTGATGATTACTGATGCTGCAAGTGCATTTAGCGAACCAATCACAGGCTTGTTGACCGATGATGGTGAGGTGATTGTCAGTCGCTATCGTCATGATTGTGTTGTCAAAGGACAATACATGATTGATGGTGGTCGTGACTATTTGCGCACCAGCGGTAATGCCGATAGTGCACTGGTGAAAATTACTGTTGTGAATGGTGAATTCGTTTTTGATGAATACAAGTCGCAATCACAGGATCAACCGATAGGTGAGGCGCTATGCGAGGCGTTGACTATTGACGCCAAAGACCAAAATGTCGGTTTGTTTGTTGAGCCTCCCAATAAGAAACTTGAAGTAATATCGAAACAGGAGAAACCGAAATGACCCGCGACGACATTGAACGCATGGCAAAAGAGGCAGGTGCTATGGAATGGGGCGAAAGCGTTGTGCCAGCAATGATGGATATAGAAAAGTTCGCCGCCCTCGTTGCCGCCGCCGAGCGGGAGGCGTGTGCGAAGGTGTGTGAGGAACATGGAGACAAATGGGCAGACGGTAGTGACGAATGGCGTAACGGTCAGGCAACGGCTTCTTATTACTGCGCCATCGCGATTCGCGCAAGAGGCGAACAGAAGCAGCCGTGATGAGAAAGTTTGATGTATCGTGGGTGAAGCAATGGTCATTTGGATCAACTGTGCGATACAACAATGGCAATCTTTATCGTGATATTCGCATCGGACCAATTATGATTCGATATTTTTGGAGTTAAGTTATGAACAAGAAGATTAC